TCACTATAGACGAAAAAGAATACATGCTTGAAGATATGTCAGAGGTAGGCCAACGCCTGGTTCAACATACAGCAGACCTAGATAGAAAGATTGCTAATCTAGCATTTCAATTAGAGCAAATGCAAATGGGTCGAGAGAATGTAATGTCTAAACTGCAAGCAGAAATAAAAGTTAAAAAAGAAAGCGAGGATGTAATGCCTGTTAAGGAGCCAAAGCCTAAAGATGGTGAATAATATTTTTAAATATATAGCATTTATATTTTTAGTAATGGGTTCAGCGTTATACGCTGAGCCTATTGTTACAGATTCAACTACTAAATCTACAGTAGATTCTACTTCAGTATCTACAACAACTGTTAACTCCCCACCTCCATCTGCTATGTCACCTAGTATTAACTCATCTAACTCCGATCTATGTACAGTAGGTGTTAGTGGTGCAGTACAAACACAGATACTAGGTATATCAATAGGTAAGACAGTAAGAGATATGAATTGTGAAAGATTAAAAAATGCAAAGACATTGTTTGACATGGGAATGAAGGTTGGAGCGGTAGCTGTTCTTTGCTCTGACATTCGGATTCACGAAGCAATGCTTCACGCAGGTACACCATGTCCATACGATGGGCGTATAGGTCAAGCAGCTAAAGAAGCTTGGTCTAATAATCCACAAGATGTCCCGGGCTTTGTGTCTGGTAAAAAGGAAGAATGGAATGAAGATACTAAAAGCACAGCCACAGGTGTTGGTGTTATTGGTGGCTTGTTGCTTGCCCTCTTACTCGCTATCTGAGGTAGTAACTGGTAGAACTAATAACGTTGCTAAAGATAATTTTGTCTGGGATATGACAAAGTTTTTACCACCACAAGCTGGGCTTACAGTCGAAGGTATCTTTCATCAGTATACAATTACAAAAGAAACACAAGCAAACTCAACAGTATCTATTACTAACAAACATTTAAAAGCAGACGGTAATATATACGAACGACATGACAATTGGAATAACCTACCTAGCAATACAAAGATTGGATACGATACTATATCTTCTTTAGGTGTATTGTGGGGTCAAGGTAAGGTAGAATTAGCAGGGGATGGGAAGTTAAGTGATGTTACTATAGCTTACCAGTATAAGTTTGATCCTTGCTTTATTCCTTTATCTGATCCCACTTGTCCTAATTTTAAGGATGCCCTCTATCAATATCTTTTAGATAATAATTTAATTAATAATGAACCAAGCGTAGATGATCCTTATTACGATGAGTGGGTACAATATCAACTAGAAAATCAACAAGAAAAAAAAGAAGAAGAGTTTGCTGAAGTAGAAGAAGAGGAAGAAGAAGAGTTAAGTATTGAAACAATATTATCTGTGTCAGGTGCAGCAGAGAAAATTGCAAACGCAACACAACAACTAGCTATGATGCAAGAGATGGCAGGTATTAAAAAATTAGATGGGTATTATAGTGCGTCTATAGATGGTGGTGTGTATGAAGAAACAATAGTACTAGAAGATAAAGAGATGAAAGATAATTTAATAGCATTAAAAAATTTAAGACAAGACAAGACTCATAGAATTATAGTACGTTCACAATATAAATAGGAGATAACATGAAACAAATAACTGCAATAATATTTTTATTATCTACAGGCACAGCTATGGCTGTTGACTCACCGATAGTAGGGCAAGTGCAGCCAAAGTGTAGCGTATACACTGAAACTCAAGGTGTGTATGGTCATCCATTACCTAACAAGTTAAGCACTGAGACAGCAGACGGTGGTGTTGCAGCTAGTATTCGTTACGACATAGCTCAAGCAGACTACTACAAGGCTCGTATTACACACCCTAATAGTTTCTCATCTAGCCCTACATTAACTGATGCAATTGCATGGACAGGTAGCTCAGTTGTAGGTCAGGTAAGTGTAGCTGGTATGTCTGCTTATGAAGCAGCTAAGGTTACTTACAATAATGTAACAGAGTTTGATATGACACTTGCAGGAAGCACATGGTTTACTGTTAAGTCTTCGGCTAGTTATGGTTATACTAAATCATTACCTGCTGGAAACTATACAGCAATCATTAAAGCAGAATGTATAGCAAAGTAATTTTATTTTTTTTGTGCTTAAGTCTCCAAGCACACGCACATGAAATGACTCCTACTTATCCTGCATTAGCTCCGTCTTATATAGATGGAGTTTCTGTAGCTAAGATGAAGTTGTTTAACAGAAGAGAAGATGTTGGTTACTATCAGATACTAGTTTATACTGAAGATTGGTTGCCAATATCTTTTGCTTCTGAAGAAAAAATAATCAAGATAGGTTATAACAAAACAAAATCATTTAATGTTTATGTTCGTTCTGTTGACTTAAATAAGACAGTTTATATTTGTACTGTTTCAAAAGTTTTTAAAGGAACAAAGCAGATAGCATTAGTATCTTCAATGATTTGCTCAAAGATAAAACAATGAAATTATTTTTATTTTTAATAATACTATTAGTATCAACAACGTTATTATTATTTCTAGGTAGTTTAGGATATGCAGACTCAGCATCTAATTCTTTAAACTTATCATTACCTAATTCATCTACAGGTTATCAGTCAGATAAATTTAGAGCTGGTGAGTTAGATTGCTCTAACAGTATTGGCAGCGCAACTAACTTAGAGTTTGGAGTAACAGGTATTATACAAGGAAGAGATCCTCTTAGTGGAAATGTAAGAACAGGTGATATAGGTGTGTATTCTAGAATAATAATTCCATTGGGAGGTAGGGCTAAGTCTAGGATTAATTGTAATAGATTGTATGAACTAGAATTAAAGAAAAAATTATTAGAAGTTATGAAACTGGAAAGAGAAATCAATCAACTTAAAAGTTTATCATTTGAAAACTAGGAGTGTGTTATGGCCGAAGTAGAAATAGCAGGAGCAAAGATTAAAGGTGGCAAACTTATGTTGCTTGTCCCAATTGTTTCGGCACTTGGCGGTGGATTGTGGGGTGGCTTTGAGATTTATAAAGATTACATGGACATGAAGGGGATCATACAGAATATAAACATTAGTGCTATTAAATCTCAGAACACACTAATCCAAACAAAACTAGATAGTGCGTTGGAGTATAGTAAAGACATTAAGAATAATTTGCGTGATGATATACTAAAGCTAGAAGGTTACATAGATAAGATAGATAACAAGGTAGAGAAATCTTCTGATAGAATTAAAGAAACACAAGCATCAATAGATTTAATGGTAGAGAATACACTAGATGAAATGAATCAACTAAACAAAGACGTTAACTTTTCGCTTAGAGAAATAGAATCTTTGAACAGGGAAACAGAGAAAGATGTGCGAGATACAATGAGAGATACTGAGCAGCGCATTGATGATGGTATGAAGAAACTAGAAGATAGATTAAACGAAAGATTACAGGAAGCATTAGATAACCCATTAGTAGGAAACTGACATGACTTGTAAATGTAAAGATAAATGTATATGCAAAGACTCATGCGCTTGTGTTGACAAGTGTATTTGTAAGGAAAGAAAGTGACACCTAAACAACAAGCAGCACTTGATGCTATTGTTAAATACGGAAGCCAAGTTAAAGCTGCTAAAGCTTTAGGTATCAGTCGCTCTGCTTTAAGACATAGAATAAATTCAGCTAAAGCTTATCAAGAATCTGATGATGGTATTAAGTATGCCATGAATGAAACAGGTATGGCTAACATTAACTCTGTTCATTCTGGTTGGATAAAGACTGATGATGTTAGTTTATATTTTAGAAATGAAATAGATAAGATTGACACTAGTGACATAGCAGAATCAATACGAGATGTAATAAATGGGATTGTTCTGTGTGAGATTGTAAAGCCTCCTGAGGTGGTGGAAGATAACTTGCTTACCTTGTACCCTATCGCTGACGCACACATAGGCATGAGAGCTGATGCTAGCGAGACTGGTGAGGAATATAATTCTGACATTGCAGTAGATAGAATTAAAACTGGAATGGCTAAATGTGTTGCTAGTTCACCACAATCTAAAGTTGCATTAGTATTAGATGTTGGTGATCTTACCCATGCTGATGATAACAATGCGCAAACTCCTAGAAGTAAACACCCACTTGATGTCTCTGAAAGATTTTTTTATTCTCTAAGGTGCGCAATAACTGCGTTGGCTGCTGCAATTGATTGTGCGTTGCAGAAACATGAGCAAGTAATATGCAGAGTACTGCGTGGTAATCACAACGAGACTTCTTATTTGGCTGTGATGTTTGCAATCGCGGAGCGTTACAAGAATAATACTAGAGTGACCGTTGAACAAACGTCTGCTGATTTCTTTGTGCATGAGTTTGGAAGTGTTATGATTGCCGCGCACCATGGAGATAAGGCTAAAGCAGATAGACTTGTGTTGCATATGGCTGATGCTTGGCCTGAAATATGGGGTAGAACTAAGCATAGATTTTATTTTACTGGACACCTACACCACACAATGATGCGTGAGATAGGTGGTGTACTTGTTGAACAGCTACGTGCAGTAACAGGTAAAGATTCCTATGCTTCTAGTCATGCATACAGTAGTCGATCACAGATGCAGGGGATTACATATCATAAAGAAGAAGGTGAAGTTAGTCGTGTAAAGGTTTGTTTATAATGTGGATTATGGCAATGATATACTGTGCTACATTTTCTAATGGTGATATGTGTAAAGGATGGGTGCCACCTATTGCAGAAACAACACAAGAAAGATGTGAGCAAAATATTAAGAGAGCAGTCTATGCTATGGCTAATGCTATAGATGATAGGAATGGTAAATTATTTTATATTGATTGCCAGTGTATCAACGTTAAACATCAATAGAATTTTTTCTTATTCTTTCTAGCTCATCATTTAATATAATAACTGTAGTGCATAAGTCACTAACTTCTTGTGCTAATTGCACTAAGAACTTGTCACTTGTTATTACTCTATCATATGGGAAACCATTCTTAGGGATGTTAGCTTTATCCATACGCTTGAGAAACTTTACGATTGTTAGTTCTGTCATCACTTTACTTCATATAAAACATATCTATTTTTATTTAAATTAGGTAATCTTTTAATTCTATTTTGCTTTGTTAATTTATGTATAATATTTTTTGCACCTTCAATACTTTTAAAATCCATAAAATTTTGCAACTCAAATACTGTTAATGGACCAAACTCTTTTATAATATCATATGCTTCTTTTCTCCTACCTTCAAACCTTTTATTTTGTGCTTGATAAGCATTGAGCTGAGGTAGTTTAGGTTGCTGACCCATAGCAATAGCTGATGCTTTCAATAGTTTACCATAAAGTATCTCTTGTTCTTCTGTTATTTTAAACTTCTGTACTGTTGCTTTCATTATCTTGCTCCATAAAATTTTTAAATTGATCGCCACTCATAATAACTAGGGTTTGAGGATTGCCCGTTTTCCTTTTATAAAAGGCGATGTCTCTACCTTCTAACACTTTGAATGGACTAGGAAAGTTTGACTTGTCTCTATACTTTACTTCTCCCACCAGTTTTCTTCCTCCGACTTCGAGGTGGATGTCTCCTGAGTATTCACCTCCGAGCGCACCACTGAGCGGTACTCTCTTGGCTTGGATACCGATTTCTGTAAGCCATTTGACGAACCAGTTTTCGTGGTAAGTTCCTTTAAGTTTATTTCTGTTTGCCATGTATCCCTTTCATAACAACTTAAACATATAATGTAATGTGTTGTTGGTTCTATTGATGCAAGTATAGCAACGAATAAATCAGAATCAATTCCACACGCCTCACATACTGCTGACTGTTGCCTCAGTTTCTTTGAAGTTGATCGTGATCTCACAGCCAAGAGCGTCTAGCCAACAGGTAAACAAGAAACCCGAAGGCACTCGCTTATGTTGTTCCCATTTATGAACCAATGATGAAGCGCATCCAATCCTATCTGCAAGTTCTTCTTGAGATATTCCGAGTTCGTTCCTGTAACATACCATTGCATCAATAAGGTTTGCGTAAGACCCTGTAACATACGTCTGTTCCTTATAGTTTGGAAATGTTTTTGTCTTTAAGTTCACTTGCTAATGCCAAATATCCAATACAATCTACTATCGAATCTTCCTTGTAACCACCGCTTTTAATTCTAGCCATCTTCATTTCGGCTAACATAAATGGTACTTGCCACAATTCTATCTTACATTGCAAGACTTCTTCCCAATTTTTTCTTATTAACTCCATGTTCTTTTGAGGATCTCCATACTGATTGTTCCTATCTTTACTTATTAATTCATTGGCTTCGTGTAATACTTTGTCTCTGCGTGACATAAAAATTGGATCAGCTTGCATTATTATCTTCCTTTAAACTTTGTTCTAATAAAATTAATAAAGCTAGCAACTCATCGCCTCTGTTCCTAACTCCCGCCCTGTTTTTTTTAAGAGCATCTAACTGTATTATACTAGTTACTCTTTTAAGTCTGTCAATTATTTGTTGCGGTGTAGTCATCTAAATTTATCCGCAATAAAAAAGTCTAAGAAACTTTCAGTGTGAGTAGGTTTTCGTTCAGCTTCTAAGGCTTGATCTATTTTATCTGTTACTTCTTCGTAATAATGATTTATATACATTTCATGAGGAGTAGGTTGCAGTTTTAGTTTATACAAAACATAACGCAATTGTCTGTCAGTTAGTTTTAATTTTTTAGCTATCTCTTTGTTACTTGCTTTAGTTTCAAATGCTAAATGATGCGCTTGTTCTATTAGTTTATTTGGGTATTTCTTTTTCATTATTTCCTCCGTTAGTGTGTGGGTTTTTAAGTAGCTACTTAATTACCCACAGCTTGTGGTCTATTTAATCCGATTAATTAACACACAACAATTAGAATGGTATATCTTCATCCAACTCTTGTGGTGTATTAAGTTTTTGTGATGATAAGTTTGTATTTTTTTCTTGGATACTAAGAGTTATATATTTTTTACCATCTTTATTTTTCTTCCAACCTGACACACGCATATCTTTATTAGTAGCATAGTCATCAATGTTACCGCTGTAATCAGGTTTGTTTTCATTGTCACCTTTATCATTGTTAAACATAGCTCCAACCTTTTGATACAGTTTCATTATGTTCTGACCTGCTTGGGTTTTATCAGTAACAATAATAAAATCTCTGTCATTACCTTCTAAATTTACCGGGCCTTGAAGTATCATCTTCATATCATCCCTTGGTTTAAATACTGCTCCGCTATTTGTGTTATCATATTCAGTCATTGCTTACTCCTTGTTGTTGTGCTGAAAACATTTGTCTTAGTGCCGCTCGGATTATCATACCTTTAGACTCTCCGATAGCGTCTGCTTGTGCTTGTACTGCGTCAAGCATTGCTTGCGGTAGAGATAAATTAATCGCTACCATTTTCTTATTGTCTGCTTGAGGTCTACCAACCTGCGTAATTTTATTAGAAGAAATCATTACCTTTTCCTTTTTCATCTTGTGCATATTTATTTCCATCAAATTTACCTAAGAATACATCTGCATTAAATCCTAGGTGTGATATTGCTTTTGTTAAGCCATCAGTAATAGCTTTCTTTGGTGCATCATCATCAAGCTTATCTTTTTTTGCATCGTATAATAATTTACATCCATTAAATGGACCGAATATATTTTTCTCATCTGCGTGTGTCCAAACAGAAACACCTGATACCACAACTACATCTTTGTTAGGTAAATGAATATATTCTGTTGTTGAGTTCCAACCCCAACCTACACCCACTACCCCAAACTGTTCAGTAACATTTCTTATTTGATAATGAGCATCAATAGCTGTAAATCCACGACCAAAGTCTACTTTTTTAGTGTATGCTTTATCAGTCTTGTTTACCCTATTCCATAGTTCCATATTATCCATAGTCTTCTCCTCTGTTTATGTCTGGTTCTTCATCTCTTGCAACATATCCCCAGAACTCTTTAATCATATCTAATACTGTTGCAGTATAACTTTCATCGTATGGAACTATCATCCAATCCCATTTAAGATTGCCAAATATAACAGATAAATAACAAGCATCTGCATTATGTAGCCACATATATAATTGCATTTGTGCTTGATAATATTCTGATACTCTTTTTATATTGTTAAAAGCATTAGTATGTTTGGCTTCAATAATAGAATTATTATATACAGTTCCATCAAGTGTACCTTTTATTGGAACACCATCTAAATCTTTTGTAAGTTCTAGTTGGTGGTTAGCAACCAATACATTTTCTTCACGTTCAAACCAAGAGAGATTTAAATCCTCTGTAAGTATGCCAATCTGTACTGGTAGTACATGATCTAAATTCTCTGGTTCAATGCGACCTGTTTTAATCTTCCATAATTCTAGCCACTCTCCGCGCATAATCTTAACTGCATCAGAGCCACCTATAAAACCTTTTCTATTCATAATATCCTCCATATTATATATTAGTATTACATAACATTAGTAATTGCAAGGGTGGTCATACGTTAATTAATCATCTTTATTGACGTATATTTAGTTCCAAAACATGGGGGTTATGGAACCACCTTTAAGCCTAGAGATGCGGCTATCTTTTTGCGTTCCTCAATGGTTGGTAATTCCTTTTCTGGTTCTGGTTCTTTAGGTATTGGCTTAACTCTTGGCCTGTTCCTTATAATGATTTGCCTTATGTGTCCTTCATTGGGTGCAATCTTTGGGCTTTGAGAAATGTATTGTGCAATTGCTTTTGTTATTTCCTCTTGGCTATAGTCTTGCAATGCATCAGCCCAAGATAACATGAACGCTTCATATACTTGCGGTTGCATATGGTTCATAAAAAACTTTTGTCTCATGACTGCTATTTGTATTTGTATCCATTTGCGGTGAGCTTTTAATTTATCTTGTTCCATAGAAATCTCTTGCGTTATTTGTTTGATTATGTATTTTGAAATTAGCGTGTGTTTCTCCCTGTTCACCACGCTTTGCCCTGCCCAGTTCCTCCATGCTGAGCAGGGCTTTTGTTTATAGTTAAGATGCCAATCTATAAAACGTTACTAGTTTAGGATCAGCAAAATTATAAGTAGAAAGATGATATATAGTATATTTTTCTATGTTCATTCCCTCTTCTTTTAAATCATAAATCCTAGCCGCTAATCTAAAGCAACCATATTTATTTAAAGCATCTAATGCTGATATTGGTTCTCCACTTTCAAGATGTTTCTTTATCTTTTTTGTTTGCGAGTCTGTCATTGTATTCCCTTTCTATTTTTCTAAGACCTTTTAAATGATCTGCTATTTTCTTTTCTATTGCTTTCTTAAGTTCCGGTGTTGGTGCGTCTACTATTATTTCCATCATACCCTCATACTACATTCATCAAAATCTGTGCCTAGTTCTTGACGCCATTCCCAATAGTCTTCGATTGCCATCTCTTCTAAACGAGCAACAATAACAAGCATTGCATTTTCATTAAATAAATTAAGATTGTGTTCGATAACTTCAGAAACTTTGCAAGGACTTTTAGTTTCATCAATAGTATTTGCACCGAATGAAATCATTGTTAGCTCTGGATCTTCTTCCACTTCTCTATAATGGTAGTTCATTCGACCATCATCATCTAATCTAAACATAGCGTCATATGCTATATTATCTTTGCTATAGAAAACATTAAAAGTTTTATCTTTGGTGGTAGTAGGTTTGAACTCTACTACCTCCTTTCCTGTTAACACTTGGTTTAACTGCTCTAATCCTTCTAACATTAGTTTGTTTACTTTACTCATAGAATCCATCCCTTTCTGCTTTTGCTTCCCAGTTCTTCAATGCTCTTTTCTTAAACTTCTCAGCGTCAAAGTTGGGGTTTGTTTTTGCTAATGAATTAGCCATGGTTTCAACATCAGTAGCCCACCCCAGCAAAGGGGCGAACTCATCAGCTATAAATTCAAAGTGTTGTCTTGTTAGTTTCATATTAATTCCACTCCATTTTATTAGTTTTTCTATCACGGTATTTTATTCCTACGCACCCATAATCAAACATCCAATCATCAAGTGGCTCAAATAGCTTTTCTGTTAAGTCGTCGTTTGAGTAGCCACGCGCATACAAGTTCTCGTCATCATCATATAGCTCAAAATAATAAGGATAATCTTTAGTTTCTTCTGCTGTTCTTTTTCGTGGTTCTTCTTTGTCAATAACGTTGTGTGTGATTATGTAGTTTTTCATTTGATAACCTCCATGTTATACCACCTATTATGCATATATTAAAGGTGGTGGCAAGCATTAATTTAGTTTCATAGAATCAACAACTAACATTCTATTTATCCGAACTTAGAAAAAGGGTGTTGACAAGCTCTTTTTCTATGCCCTATGAATGGGGGGGATCATAGGGGGGGACTACTCGAAACAACAAAACATATTAAAAATATATGTATCGCAGTTTCGATACTATAAACCTCGAAGAGTAAAGAATGGATAACAGAAAACTTACAGACAAACAAACAGCACTTGTTGACACCATCGTAGCAACTGGATGTTCTATAACTCACGGAGCTAAAGTTGCAGGATATGCGAAGGGTGAGAGTGGCAGAGTGACTGCTAGCAAGGCTCTTAAGCTTCCTCATGTGCAGGAATATATGATGAGGCAGATTCAAGAAACGATTGGAATCAATGCTACAAAAGCCGTACAACAGGTTGCGAAGTTAGCAACAGGGGCAAAGAGTGAGTATGTTCAGCTTGAAGCGAGCAAGGATATACTAGACCGAGCAGGATATAAACCTATTGACAGGGCTCAGGTACAGGTTGCAGGGGATATTAGGGTCAGCATAGATCTGGGGTAGCAGAGCGAGACGCAAGTATCGAGCGACGCGGTAGATTGAAGCAGGTTCACTCTGAGCTATGGGGCTCCCGTTCACCTGCTACTCTTATCGCTTCGCTTAGCCGAACTCTGCGAGTTCATACGAGTCAAGATTATACATCGGCTAACGCATACCACCTGTCCTAACGGACAAGAAATGAGATTGCTGTCGCAATCGAGGTTATTCTGGCTGCGTGTTTGCCCCCAAGGGGGGTCAAAAACTTGCACTTTCGTTGCCATAGTGATCTACAACAAACATTTTTCTTGAAAAAGGCTCGATGTCTGCTAGAAGGAATTAACACACAGGAGTTGTTATGGAAAAAGCAAGGTTTAATCATGAGTTGATTGCTAACTTAACAGCAGCAGATGTGGAGAAAATGAGTGAAGATGATGTAATAAGGGCTTTAGATTATATTTCTCCTGCAACAGCCCATGAAGCTGCTGTAACTCAAGAAGATTCTAGTCTCTTAAAGAGAGGAACTAATAAGTTTATAAAGAGTATGCTAGCTACAAGAGAGAGAACATACTCTAAACAATTATTATTACTTAGAAAAAGGTTAGATTTTCTACACAAACAGGAGGGTTTTTAATGGGATTTCCATTAGAATTAATAACAATGCTAGGTTCTACAATGTTAGGCGGTGTTATGTCTTTGTGGGGTCAAGCATTAAAGGCAAGAATAGAAAATAATAAAATGTTGTTGCAACGCGGAGAGTTTCGCGCTGGTGCAGCGAGCGCAGCTAGAGAATATGGCAGTAAAGACAAACATTTTGCTTGGACACGTAGACTCATTGCCCTTGGTGCGGTGGGTGCAATAATTGTTTTGCCTAAGTTTGCTGCAATATTTTACCCAGAGGTGGGTGTTGTGGTTGGTTATTCAGAGATACAAGGGAATATATTTTCTTTCTTAGTAGGTTCTGATAGCGAAAGAGTTATTTGGAAAGAAGCAGCAGGGTTTGTTATTACACCCCTAGATACACACATCGTTAGTGCTATCGTTGGGTTGTATTTTGGTGCAGGATTTGCAAAATAATGAGCTTTATTTCTACGCTTTCCCCACAGGAGCTAGAGGTTTTAAGAACGGTTGTTAAGACTGTAAACTTTAAACACTACCCAAAAGATTTCTGCACTAATTATGAAGCAGATAAACTTATTGATTCTCTAGCACCTGCTACTGTAGAAAAGATAATGCGTGTAGGTGTAGATTCTGGAATTGTGAACAAGTGATTGACTTTAAATACAAGCCTGATGGAGAAACCCTAAAACAATTTATGAAAGACGATACCTTCTTTCGTGGTATTCGTGGGCCAGTAGGATCTGGTAAATCTGTTGGGTGTTGTGTTGAAGTTTTTCGCAGGGCATTGATGCAAAAAAAGAACAGCAATGGTATTAGGCGCAGCCGATGGGCTATTATTCGTAATACCAACCCACAGCTTAAAACAACAACAATAAAAACTTGGCTTGATTGGTTTCCCGAAAGCGATTGGGGTAAGTTTACTTGGTCTGTTCCATACACTCACAATATTAAAAAGGGCGATATAGAGTTAGAAGTTCTATTCTTAGCCCTTGACCGCCCTGAAGATGTTAAGAAATTGCTATCTCTCGAACTTACTGGCATCTGGATCAATGAAGCTAGAGAAATACCTAAGAGTATTATTGATGCGTGTACCATGCGCGTAGGGCGGTTCCCTTCTATGCGTGAAGGAGGCCCAAGTTGGACAGGTGTTATCGCAGATACCAACGCTCCAGAGGAAGATCATTGGTGGCCTATTATGTCAGGCGAAGTTCCGATACCAGATCATATACCAAGAGAGCAAGCTAAGATGCTTGTTAAGCCTGATAACTGGTTATTCTTTACACAACCCTCTGGAATGACTGAAAAGCTTACTAAAGAAGGTGAGATAGATCGTTACGAAATAAATAAAAAAGCAGAAAATTGTAACAATATGATGGACTCTTACTATCCTAACCTTATACAAGGTAAGACAAAGAGTTGGATTGATGTCTATGTAATGAATAGACTAGGAACCATTAAAGACGGAAAGCCTATATATCCTATGTTTGTAACAGAAACACACGTTGCTAAAGAAGAAATACCAGTCGCAGCAGGTAATCCGCTCTATATTGGGCTTGACTTTGGACTAACACCTGCGGCAGTTCTTGGTCAAAAAGTAAGAGGTAGATGGTTTGTACAATCAGAGATCGTTGCGTTTGATATGGGTATTGTTAGGTTTGCTGAAGTTCTTCGTGAAGAGATTGCCACTCGGTTTTCTGAAGCTTCTGAAGTTCTTATATATGGCGATCCTGCTGGTGATTTCCGCGCGCAAACCGACGAGTCCACCCCTTTCCATGTCCTTCGAGGTGCTGGTCTTAGAGCATATCCCGCTCCGTCTAATTCCGTTGACCTTAGACTTGAGTCGGTCAATTCGCAACTTAATAAAATGGCTGAAGGTAAACCTGCGTTTCTAGTAGATAGACGTTGTTCTCAGCTTATTAAAGGGTTTGAAGGTGGGTATCAGTACAGAAGAATGGAAGTATCTGGAGAAAGATACGCTGATAAACCAGATAAAAATATGTATTCACACATACACGATGCATTGCAGTATATGCTTCTTGGCGCAGGAGAAGGTAGGGCATTAATGAGCAATCAAGTTGCAGCTAAACCTACAATAGCTAAGACTAATTTTGATGTATTTGCTAAACAAAAGTCTCCAAGACGTAGACAAGGGCTATGGTCGCGTATGTAATTGTGCGTTGAATTATTATTTATTCTATGCTTATCGAGAATAAACAGCAACAAAAAGGTAATGTTATGTGTTTTCCTACAATTGGTAAAGAAGCTAAAGCAAAATCATTTAGTGGTACATTTGAAGAATATCAAGCTATGAGAAACTCTCAAGGTAACTACACAGAAAATGTTTCGGAAGCTGTTCAAAGAAAAGATTATGAAAAAGCTGTAGCTGCTGGAAAAGAAACAGGTGTTGATGCTTCGCAAGCTGAGCAAGAAAAAGAAATAAAAGAAGCTAAAAAAACTGAAGCAGAAAAAACTGCTGATATTAAAAGCGAAGCATTAGAACAAAAAATTGCTACTGTTACTGCGCCAGTTTCTACAATGGAAACAGAAGCAGCTGCTAAAAAACGACAGAAAGAAACAACAGTAAATATTGAAAGTGAAGCTGAAGTGTCTCCTCTTGAAACTAAAGCTGAAGTTGAGCCATTTGAAACTTCTTTGTTATCCAGTAAAGTTCAAGAACAAGCAAAACAATTTGAAGGGCTTTCAAAAAGAAGAAGTAGATCTAGAGGTAGAAGATCTTTAATAACTGGAAAATCTGGCGGTGGTATTGGTTATTACAGCAAATTCTTTACATAGGATAAAACATGATAGAAGATCCAATTGCAAAAAAATATCTTGAGCAGTATGAAAAAGCCAAGGCAAAGAGAGAAAATTTCGTACCATTGTTTGAAGAGTGTTACGAATATGCGCTACCTCAACGAGAATCTTTTTACAATGAGACAATAGGACAGCGCAGAGACGATAAGATATTTGATGAAACTGCTGTAGTAGGTGTGCAGGAATTTGCATCAAGATTGCAATCAGGTCTTGTACCTAATTTTGCTAGGTGGGCTGATTTAACTTCTGGATCGGAAGTACCTAAAGAAGAACGCGACTTTGTTAACAATGAACTAGATGAGGTAACTGAATATGTTTTTGAAATTATCCAAAACTCTAACTTTTCCCAAGAAGTGCATGAGTCTTTTATGGACTTGGCTATCGGGACTGGCGTCTTGGCTGCGGAAGAAGGTGATGCGTTAAACCCTATTAGGTTTTCTGCAATACCTCTCCCTCATGTAATACTTGATACTGGACCTGATGATCGTATTGATCATGTGTTTAGAGAAAGAAAAAATATTAGATTTGATCAGCTACAGATATTATATCCTGACGCTACATTAAATGAAAAAATACAAAACATGATGAGTAATAATAACAATGCAACAACAACTGTATTGGAATTAATATGTAGAGATTATTCTAAACAAAACCAAGAAGCTTATCTTAGTTATGCTTTTTGTATGACAACTAAGAGTATTATTTATTATAAACAAATGGCAGGTGTAGGTTCTAATCCTTTTATTTGTTTTCGTTGGTCTAAATGCGCAGGTGAAGTTTATGGGCGTGGGCCACTTATGAACGCACTCTCTGCAATTAAAACAACTAATTTAACAATAGAGTTAATATTAGAAAATGCACAGATGTCTATCTCTGGTATTTATCAAATGGATGACGATGGTATTGTTAATCCAGATACAATACAGCTAGTGCCAGGATCTATAATACCAAAAGCTATTGGATCAGCAGGATTGCAACCAATACAAGCAGCAGGTGGGTTTGATGTAGCGCAACTTGTTCTTGGTGATATGCGTTTAAATATTAAACGTGCATTATATAACGATATGTTAGGCAATCCAGATAAAACTCCTGCATCTGCTACTGAGGTTGCAGAGCGTATGGCTGATTTATCAAGAAGAATTGGCTCTGCATTTGGCAGATTGCAAGCAGAATTAGTGCAGCCAGTGTTGCAACGTGTTATTTATATACTTAAAAAGCAAGGAAGAATAGATTTACCTACTGTAAATGGCAGGGAAGTTAAAATTAAATCTGTATCTCCACTAGCACAAGCACAAGCTAATCAAGATATTACTTCTGTTGCTAGGTTTTTAGAATTAATTCAAGGTAGATTTGGCCCTGAGATGATGCAGCTTCTTATTAACGGAGAAGAAACTGCTGCTTTCCTTGCTAAGAAATTTGGTGTACCAGATAGCTTGATTCGTGACGAACAAGAGCGTAAACAATTAGTTGCGATGGCACAGCAAATGGCTCAGCAACAACAGATGATGCAGGAGCCTCAACAAGAGGAGCAAATGCTTGAGCAATAAACAAGCAATTAATATTGGCATTGATGGAATACAAAGAACAACAGAGCAAGATAAAAAGATAAGTAAAAATATTGCACAAATATTTCAAAGTCCTACTGGCAAAGAAGTTCTTAAGTACCTAAGATCAATAAGTATTGAAATGGTACACGGTGCTAATGTATCTACTGAAGAATTAAGACACATAGAAGGGCAGCGTTATATAGTTGGCCTGATAGAAAATCGTATTAACCATGCACATAGGATTAAAACAAATGGATGAACAAGTTGAAGAAACAAAAGAAACTTTAATACAAGAACCACAAGAGTCTAGTCCAGAAAGACCTGAGTGGCTTCCAGAAAAATTTAATACACCAGAAGATTTAGGTAAGGCTTATACTGAGTTATCTACTAAACTTGGTGCTAAGCAAGAAGATATTATAAAAGATTATAATAACGAAAGATTTATTAATAGACCAGAAACAAAAGGTGATTACGAGCTTCCAGAATCTATAGACGCAAGCCAAGCAACAGATAATGAACTTCTTAATTGGTGGTCTGAACACGCTTTTAATAATGGGTTTAGTCAAGATCAATTTAAAGAAGGTATAGAAATGTACGCTAAAGGAATAGAAGCAGCTATTCCACAAAATGATTTAAAAGCAGAAGCAGAAAAATTAGGAGACAATGCTAACACTAGAATAGAAGCTGTTAGTATGTTTGCTAATAAATTTTTTCCAGATGAATTAAGTGGTGCTGTTGAAAAGTTAGGTGAAACAGCAGAAGGTATTATGCTTATAGAGCATATAATGTCAAAAAATAAAGACACACAAATTAGTGCTGAATCTACACCTGTATCTTCATTTGACGAATCTGATTTGCAAGCTATGATGCAAGATGAAAGATACTGGAACGCGACTAGGCGCGATCCTCATTTTGTAAAGCAAGTAGACGATGGATTTAAGAAACTATATGGATAAAATCCTTATAAGTCATGGGAGCTTAAAAATGGTTCCCATACAAAAACGTCATGTTATTCCTATGTATAGCACTATGAGTAGAGAAAATCTTTTTGAAGCTGAAGCTATTTACAAAGTAGATTTAATGAAATCATTAATTGATTATTCAGAAACGCCTGATGTTTTTGTTATAGAAAATAATAAAGAACCTTTAGCTATTGTAGGTGTAACTGGTATTACTCATCAACAAGCTTTAATGTGGACTATATTTTCAGAAAAAATGAAAGACAATTGGTTTTCTTTTGTTAAAGCATCTCCTAAGTTAATTGATTATTTACACACACACTACCATGAAATTATTGTAGATACTTGGGAAGGTAATTATAAAATGATTCAATGGTTAGGTTGGCTAGGTTTTGATTTGACTGAGATGTATTGTAATGAACATGGTTTTAATATGGCTCATTTTGTGCGTTGCAATAAGAATAGAAAGAATGTTTACGCTTTTCCATCAAGACCCGTAATTCATTGAGCAGCCCGTAAGGATAACTGCGTTGATATGACAGAGCGGACACTCAAGATACTTTAAATGCAACTTAAATAAGGAACTGATAAAATGGCTAATACAATTGATACAGCCTTTATTAAGCAGTTTGAATCTGATGTGCATCTAGCGTATCAACGTATGGGTTCAAAGCTGCGGAATACTGTTCGTACTTCTAATGTTACTGGAAGTGTGGTCAGATTTCAAAAAATTGGTACTGCTGAAGCAACAACAAAATCACGCAACGGCAATGTTACACCAATGGAACTAGCTCACAGCACAGTCGAAGCAACAATGGCAGATTATTATGCTGCTGAATACATCGACAAATTGGATGAGTTAAAAATCAATATCAACGAGCGTCAAGCTGTGGCTCAATCCGCTGCTGCTGCATTAGGTCGTAAGACTGATGCTATTTTGTATGCAGCAATGGATGCAGGTGCTAGCTCAACTCAAATACATGATACTGGTTCTGCTCTTGCAAAAGCTGATTTGCTATCATTGTTTGAAACTTTAGGTTCAAATGATGTACCAGAAGATGGTCAAAGATTCTTGGCTATGCATCCGAAAGGTTTTGCTGATCTGTTCTTAATCGAAGAATTTGCTTCTTCTGATTATGTCGGTGATAAAAATCTGCCGTTTGCTGGTGGTATGACAATGAAAGAATTTTTAGGAATGAAAGTTTTCTCAACGTCTGCGGTTACTGCTGGTAAAAACATTTGCTATCACAGCTCTGCTGTTGGACTTGGTGTAAACAGTGATGTTTCTACTGAGGTCAACTATGTGCCTGAGAAAGTTTCACACCTTGCAACCTCAATGATGTCCATGGGCGCTGTCGTAATTAACGACGCTGGCGTTTATGAAGTCCTTGACAATAACTCATAGAGAGGAGTTTAATTATGGCTTTTAGTGCAAGTGGACTAACTCGTATTGGTGGCGCATCAAATGCAAACTTGTGGTTTTATACAAGTGCAGATGCAATTGCTACCGTAAACACAGCAGGTTACTTTAACGATGCAGCGAATATGCTTGCTGTTCGTGACTTGATGATTGTTTGCGATACAAACACGCCAACAACACACTTTGTCAATGTTCTTTCAAACACTGGCTCTGTAGTTGATGTTTCAGACGGCACTGCTGTCGTTGAAACAGATGGCGATTAATAAATGCAGGGGGGTGAAAACCCCCCTACTATTAACATAGGTAGTATATATGCCAGTAACGAGTACATCTGCGGATTCCCCTGTTGACGTGTCAAGCAGGGCTTTAATTTTAATAGGAGCAGAGCCTCTTACATCATTTGATGATGGAACTAATGAAGCTCTTGTTGCTTCTAGTACATATGAAGATGTAGCTAGAGCAGGTCTTGTAAATACAAGATGGAGATTTGCTACTAAACAAGCGCAATTAAGTAGATTAGCTGCCGCGCCTACTGGTAGATATGATGCAGCATATCAATTACCAAGCGACTCACTTATGCTTCACGCAGTTACAGTAAATGATTACCCAATATTATATCAATCTTATGCAGATAAAATATACTGTGATGCAACAACAAGTGATGTTTTAATTGCGGATTATACATTTAGAGTAGGCGAAGAAGATTGGCCTTCTTATTTTGTTTTAGCAGTTGAGTTTTCTCTTGCTAGTATATTTGCAATTTCTATTGCAAGAGATACACAGCTTTCAAATTTTATGGAACAGAAAGCTGCATTGGCTATGGCTAAAGCAAGAGGTCTCGACTCACAACAGCAAACAAGTCGCACTTTAAATACATCGAGGTTTGTAACACAAAGGCGTACCTAATGCAAAAAGTGCGAGTACCTATTTCTAATTTTCAATTTGGAGAATTAAACCCATCTCTTTCTTCAAGAACTGATTCAGATATTTATACTGCATCTGCTGAGCGTGTAGAGAATTTATTTTTGCGCGGTGAAGGTGGAGTAATAAAAAGACCGGGGTTAGAAAATATTTATGAATACGACACTACTGTAGAAAGAACAACCTGCACAATAACTGTATCTGATTATGCAAATATAGCTGTTGGTACGCAGTTAAAATTTTATGATGGTGACGGTAATTTATTTATATTAGAATCTGAAGCAATAAGCGGAAGCGCACCATCTTCTGCTGTTGGAAATAAACATTATTTTAGGCCAAATGAATCTAATAATACAACTGCTGATAATATTTATACTGCTATTAATGCTATTGCTGGTTTTACTGTAGCCAATCCTTCTGCTGCTGTAGTTACTGTTACTAGAGATAAACCTAATGGCGGTACTTTTTTAGCAACAGAAAGCACAGATTTAACAAGATTAGTAATAACTAATTTTTCTGGTGGGTCTAAGGTACAATCAAGATTATTACCATTTATTTTTTCTGATGACGAAAGATACATTATATCTTTAGAAAATGCTAAACTAAGGTGTTTTCAAATTAGCCCAACAACAGGTGTAGTTTCTTTAGTAGCTACATTAACTCAAGATGTTGATGGCAATGCATTACCTTTTTCAGATTTATATTTGCATGAATATACTTATGCACAAGCAGGTGATGTTATGTTTATTTGTCACCCATTGTTTATGCCTAGACAATTAGTAAGAACAAGTCTTACTACATTTCAAGTTGAAGTGTTTGCTTTTGATGTAAAGTCCGATGCTACAGAAATTTATCAACCTTACTATTCATTCCAAGGATTAAATATAACTTTAAATCCAGACTCAACGAGTGGAACAAATTGTATTATGAGTATACAAAAATATGTTGGGGAAGTGGCAGATGACGATGGTCTTTCTGTTGCAGCTGAAGTAGCAAATAATGCTGATTTAGTTCTTGGTGGAGCTTTATGCTCAGGAGGAACTGCTACTTTTACAACAGGAAGACAGGTTACAATAACTTCTTCTGGCAATGATAGTAGTGGTGTAGGGTTTACTATTTACGGAACAGATGTTGATGGTTTAGCAAAGCAAGCAATTATGTCAGGTACAAATGCAGGAGTTGCTTCAGATGATCATTCTCCATATTTTAAAACTATTACAAGAATACAAGTAAGTGGTGATCCAGCAGGAACTATTAAAGCAGGTGTAAGTAGCAATTCTGCTTTTAAATATTTTGATACAACAGGAGATCCTACTGGTGGTAACTTAGCAAGAGAATATCCTAGTTCTTTGCATCTTGGCGTTACATTAAAATATCACGGAAAAGAAATAGAAATTACTAAAGTTTATAGTTCTTCTATGGCTAAAGGAACAATTCTAGATACTCTAAAACAAATTTTAGATGTAAATGCTTTTAGAACAAACGGCTCTACTGCTGAGGTAATTGTTACTCATGTTAAACATGGAATGGCTGTAGGAAATAGTATTACAATTGCTAAGGCAGGAGCAGTAGGTGGAATATCTGCTTCAAATTTAAATGGCGCAAGAACTATTACTGCTATTATTGATGATAATCATTATAGTTTTGACGCAGGAGGAAACTCAAATGCAGCAGCAGATGGTGGGGGTGCGCCAGAAATTACAACACACGCTCCTACTTTAGATTGGTCAGAGCAATCGTTTTCTGTATTAAGAGGGTATCCTGCTTCTGTTGCTTTTCACGAAAATAGATTAATATTTGCTGGAACTTTATCTCAACCTGATTCTATTTGGATGAGTAAATCTGCACAATATTATAATTTTGATGTAGGCACTGCGGAAGATAATGATTCAATACAAGTTACTGCTAGCATTGGAGAAATAAATCAAATACGTCATTTAGTTTCTAATAGAGATTTGCAAATATTTACATCTACTTCTGAAATGTACATACCTTCATTTCAAAATAAACCATTAACACCAACAACAATAACAATAAAAAGGCAAACGCCATTTGGATCAAACTTTGCTAGACCGCAAGTTATAGATGGTGGAACTGTGTTTGTTCAAAAAGGTGGGTCTATTGTTAGAGAGTTTTTATTTGCTGATTCTGAAGCTGCTTATACAGCAAGTGCAGTATCTACACTTTCTTCGCATCTTATTAAATCACCAAAAGAAATGAGTATACTTTATGGTGCAATAGATAGAACAGAAAGTTATATATTTGTTGTAAACAATGACGGAACACTTGCAGTTTTTAATTCTAACAGAGCCGAGAAACACGCAGGTTGGTCAGAATTTACTTGTCAAGGTAAGTTTATGTCTGCTGTAACAATAGACGATAGAGTTTTTTCTAATGTTGTTATTAATACTGGAGCAGGAACTCATCAAATATTTTTATGCGAATTTCAATCTGCTTTAAATACTGATGTTGCTAAAGTTTATACTGGTAGCGCAGGTGTGTTTAATGTTTCTGCTACTTACGCAAATGGAGCTGTTGTAAATGTTATAGATGGTACAAACTATGTAGGTGAGTTTACTGTATCTGGTGGAAATGTAGATGTTTCTTCTGTTTCTACATTAACGTATGCAGAAATAGGATTAAAGTTTGATGTTAATTTAAGAACAAATCCTATAGATATAGTAGCTCAAAATGGCCCAACTACAGGAGACTTTAGAGGTGTTTCTACTGTTGTTATAGATTTGAACAAAACATTATCTTTAAGTGTTAATGGTACAAATTTAGTTGTTACTAATGTAAACAATGATTTGTCATTAGGACAACAACCAGTTACAGGAAGAAAAGAATTTAGATTACTTGGTTACAATCGTGATCCTAAAATTACAATAAGTCAATCAGCACCATTACCAATGCAGGTTAATGGTCTTATAGCGGAGTTAATTTTCTAATGTGTATGCCTTTACAATTAATCGCTGCTGGCGCAAGCACTATGATTCAAATGGAAGCGCAAGCAAAACAAGCGCAAGCACAAAAAAAAGCTGAAGATAGGCAAGCTAGACAAATAGAAATTGATAGAGAAATGGGTAAAGTACAAGCTATGCAAAATCAAAATGCGCGTGTAGCTGAATACATTTCTGCTGAAAAATCTAACTTAGCTGTGTTTTCTGCAAGTGGTGTTGATGTTGATAGTGCATCTCAAAAAGCTTTTGCAGAAGCTAATCTTATTACTGTTGGTGAAGATTTAAGTGCTATAGCTTTGCAAGCTGATTATCAATCTAGAACTAGAACTGTTGAAGCAGGGTTAGCAAGAGAGCGTGGATCAAATGCTTTAAGCGCAGGGTATGCTAACATGATGGGTACTGCTGCTACTGGTATTTATAATATGGCAAGAATATGGCCTAAAACTTAGGATAATAAAATGGCAGTAACTAAACAAAAAAGATCTTATATAAATCAACCAATAGGTGTTACTAGATTTGAAACTGGTGAAGATGAAATGTGGGAAACTGTTGCTAATACTGCTAGCAGGTTAAATGAAATAGCTTTAAAAGAAGGTGCTAAACAAGCAGAGCAATCTGGTCTTGATGCGGCTATGGCTGTTGAGCAATCAGAAATAATTGCATTTGATGCTGAAACTGGCAAGCCAAGAGCGTTAGATCCTAAAATGTTTAGTGGAGGTATAATTGCTAGAGATGCTTATAAGCGCGTTGTAGAAAAAAGATTTGGAGCTTCTATAGAGAATGAGTTAAAAATAAAAGCTCAAGAACTTCAATTAAAATATAAGTTTGAACCAGAATTATTTCGAGAAGAAATGTCTAGGTATGTTGCTGATATGCACGCAAACGCTCAAGGCAAATGGAAAGAGACTGTTAAAGTTGGTGGAGTAGCAATAACAAGAGCTACCGAATTAAATATCCAAGCAAACGCAATAGAAAAAAATAATAAAGAGCTTGCTTTAAATATTCAAAATAAAATTGATACTTTTTTAAATGAAGAATTTTATAATAACTTTGTAAATTTTAACAAAGACTTTGCTTTAAATTTTGTAGGAACACAAGCTGATGAATTAATTGCTGAAATAGAAGATGCTGAAGCCGCTAATATTTTACCAGTAGGTAGCGCAGAAAAATTTGAAGATAAATTTCTAGCAACTCTTGGTCTTTATCAAGCGCAAGAAATGCTTAGAGACAATACTATTATTCCATTAGTTGGAGGTGACGATCAAAGAAATGCTCTTTCTGTTGCCTTAACTACTGGTGATTATAATGCTTTAAATGATGAGAAGTATCAAGATGCAAGAAAAATACTTACACAATTAATAGCAACAACTAGTGGTGATAGAGCTATTCTTAGTAATATTGGAAACGATATAGGAAAAAATATTGAAATATTAAATGTGCAATCTCAAGCAAAACAAAAAACACAAATAATATTAAATGTTTATGAATTTGGATCACAACAAATTGCTAAAGAAAATGAGATAGAACAATCATTTTTTAATGGAACAGCAGATTTAACTAAAAATGGAAAAATTGAAACTGAATTAGAAAAATTAGATGAAGAAGCTAAAACATTAATTCTAGCAAATAGTGCTAATAAAAATCCAAATATAATTAAAGAAATAGGATTAATACAAGAACAAAAAGAAACGATAAAAAATACTGTTTTAAAACAGGCTATATTTGATTTAGCAATTACAGAAGATGTAAGTATAAATGAAATAAAGTTAACTTTAGAAGGAGATAAAAGATATTTAACAAAACTTTCTGCTAAAGGAAAAGTTACAGTAGATTTTATTAACAGAAATAAAATAAAAATTGCTGGTTTTGCAGGATTGTTTAATGATTTATCAAGACAATATTCAGCAAAAAATATACAAGAAATAAAAAATCACACGCAAGCTGCTCTTACACAAGAAAATGAATTAAGAAAAACATTATCTTTAAACAGCTATGAAGAAAATGAAAGCCTTTATAATTCTTTAATTAATGAATTAAATAATCCTGATGGAATGTATTCAAAAATGGATTTTGAACGTGCTAATGCTTTAATAAGAAGGTTAACATTAACTATTTCTAAAGAAGCTTTAGGTCAAATAGGATTTAAAAATACTAACGAAACAAGGGCTGCATTAAGTTATCTTGATAATACAAACCCTAATGCTTTAAATTCTATGCCTAGAATAAAAGAAATTATAGAAGATGTAGAAAAAAACGGTATTACAAAAAGTGAATTATTACCAACTATTGTTGGAATAAATAGTAGATTAAATCAAATAGAAGTAGCTCAATCTTATGCACAAACTGCTATAAATAATAAAGAGATACTTTATAAGGGAGGTAGTACAAATAGCGAAATAATGAAAGCAACAGCGCAAGCTAACCTTATAGACCCTCATATACTTTCAGAATCTACAGAGCCATTTGCTATTGATATTCAAGATACAACTACAAAATTAACATTAGAAGAAAATTTATATGACCCTAATTTAATGCAAAATAATCCAAGATTATTTGCAGGATTAATTACTTCTATGGAACTTAATACAATTCCTAAAAAAGTAGAAATAATTTTTAATAAAGCAGCAAGAGGCGCAGTAAGAAAAGAGCAAGCTAGTGCTATTGTTGCATTAGCAGGTACTTTAATGGAAAGACTACATCCAGAAACAAATCAACCTCATAATTTATTAGATAAAATATTAAACACAGAAACTTATAGCGCATTAAAAACAGCTTTTCTTATTACAAGAGAAGAAGGAAGTGAAAACGCATTAGAATTTTTAATAAATGCTTCTGAAATTCATACAAAAGATTTTAATTCTAGGTTTGATATTTTTATGGATGCTTATGGTCATGAAACTTTAAGAGATTTTTTTGGAAGTATTAATGATGATTTAGCAAAAGATGGTCAAGCAATAGAAGATTTTTCTCCTTATGTAAAACATTTATATTTAAGTGGGATGCCTATGAGTGAAATAAAAGATAAAATAGAAGAAAGATATAAAGAATCATATGGAGATACAGAGGGTTTAGTTTTAGATCCTGGAAACCAAAATGTAAATAGATCAAGAAGTTCTTTTGCTTCTACTTATGGAAAAGTTCAAGGATTAGAACCATTAGTTATGGATCATCTTAATACACAATTAGCTGCAATTAATCCCCATTACATTTTTGAAAAAGATCAAGGTGTTGTTGGTAAAGTAGCTAATTTTCTTGAACCTTTTTCTGCTTTTATGGTTGGCGTTACTTCTCAAGCACTTTTATTAGATTACAATAAGAGCGTTGATGAAGCTATTCAAAAAGGAATTGATCCTAAAAATATAGCTATAAAATTTTTTAATGACAAAGTTTCAGAATATAATGCTAATGCTATAAGAGTTAAAGCGGTGCCTGTTCCAAGCTCAGATCAATTAGTAATACACGCTCTTTATGAAATAACAGAAGAAGGTAAGTTAGGCAAACCAGTAAGGATGCCTAATGGAGAACATCTTGCAATTAGTAATAGAGATGATTATATTATCAAATTTTTAAGTAATAAAGCAAATACAGAATCTGGTTACACTTTAGAAGAATTAGAAGATTCAATAATGTATAGAAAAAATTTAGCAGAAAGAGCAAAAAATTCTTCTAATTTATCAATGCACTCTGCTCCTTGGGCAAGTCCTGCTCCTTTTGAGAATTAATAAATGGTTTATAAATTAACACCATATAGAAATCAGTTAAATTTAGGGCCAGAATTATCTGATCCTAATGTTCCTTTTTTGTCTACAGTTGGCGCATCTCTTGGCTATACATATGATCCATTAATTGAATATCTTGTAAATAATAAAAAATTTGGAGATGATAGTGTTGATTTAAGTTATTCCCCTAAAGATGATTTAAAGGGTTATGAGCAATACGGTTCTTCTTTGCTTTATGCAAAAAACGCAGATCATATGAAATCTTTAAAAAGAGGTATTAATGAAAATATAAAACGCAGGGAAATTTTAGAAAATTCTAGTTTTTGGTCACAAATAGGAGCGGCTATTTTTGATCCAATTAATTTAGTTACAATACCTTTAGGCGGCCCTTCTCTTACTATAGGTAAAACTTTTGCTAGAGGTGCTATTGGAGTTGGAGGATTACAAACAGGATTAGAAGCTATTCGTTATCCAGTTGATCCATTAGCTACTGTAAGTGAGTCTGCTCTTAATATTGGATTTGCTGCTGTAACTGGTGGATTGTTAACAAGTGCAATTTCTGTTCCTGCTAGAACAAGGACTAATGCTTTTAATCGTATGATTGATGATGCTCAAAAAGCGCAGAATGAACAAGCTGATTTAGATAATATAAATTTAATGATGGGTAATAATACACTATCTAAAGCTCAATTAAAATCTGCAAGAAACAAATTTCAAAATAAAACAACAGAAGATTTAAGAGTTGAGCGAGAAAAAATTTCTAAAAAAATAAATGATTTAAATATTAAATTAGGAGAACCAGATCCAGAAATAATGCCAGTTGATATAATTGGCAAAGCTAAAGCTGAAAAATCAAAAACTTATCAAACAAAAAGATTAGTTAGTATAGATAATGAACTTGGGATAAGACATTTAGAAATTAAAAATACAGTTTCTACTGATAAATATGCTATTGCCTCTGGTGGTTGGATAGGCAATTTAATTAGCACTCCTATAAAAAGAACTCTTGGAGCGGATAATATAGATTTTGCAAAAAAAACTATGTTAGAAATGGCAAGTGATAGTGGTATTTTATTAAATCTTCATAAATTAGGTATGACATTAGCTCCTTCTATTTATCAAAGGGCAGTAATTAAAAATGGAGAATGGGTACAAGTATATCAAAAAACATTAAAAGAATGGGGAGATCAAATTGATACTGAAGCTAAAACTTTTCTTGGAGTTAATACATCTGAATTAGCAGTAAGAGCAGAAAATTTAACTAAAAGACCAAACGCAAGGCAAACATTTAATGATTTTTTAATTGAAGCAAATAGAAAAAGAACATTTGGAGAGGAAGGTATTACTGTTCCAGAAAAAAATGCAATTAAAGAATTAGATAAATTTTTTACTAAATGGGAAGTAAGATTAAAAGCTACTGGTCAAATAGGAGAAGATTTAAATATTAAAAAATTAATTGACGATTCTGAAATTGAACTTCAAAGATTAAAAAATGCTTTAGAAGATTTAAAAAAACGAGAGCCTAATGCCGCTAGGTATAGAACAAAATTTTTTGAAGATAAAATAAAAAGAAAACAAAGTGAAATATCTGAACATACTCTTTCTTTGCAAGCAAAAGAAGGAACTACTCCATTAGGAGAAAAATCTTTTCTTCCTAGATATTGGGATAAAAATTATATTAAGAAAAATAGAGAAGATTTTGAAAAAATTATATTTAAATGGTATAAAGACAACCCTGTTATTTGGTCTAAAGATAAAAATAATAAATGGAATCAAATTAATTTAAGTGATGATACAGATGCTATTGCTGATAGAGTAAAGAAAACTGTTGATAATATATTAAATATAGCAGATGGCGAAGATGTGCCAAATGTAGGTGCAGGAAAATCAAAACATTTTAAACACAGAGAGCTAGATATTCCTAATCAATTAGTTTGGGATTATATTGTGCAAGATCCAATAGCTATTATGAAAGGATATACTCATAAAGTAGCAGGAAAATATGAGTTTGCTAAAATGTATAACGGCAAAAGCGTTGAAGATGTAATGGATGATGTTACGGAAGAAATGTACGCAGCAGGGAAAACGGAAAAAGAAGCATTGGCTTGGAGAAAAGATTATTATCATATGCATCAAAGGGTTGTTGGCTCTACATTAGAAAGAAGTCCTGACGCTTGGGATAATCAAATTGCTTATTATTTAAGGGAAGCAGCACAACTTAATTATTTAGGTAGCGCAGGAATATCAGCTATACCAGATTTTGCTAAAATTATGATGGAACATGATTGGAAAGATATAATTAAAGGGTTGCAAGCTTTATTATCTGACAACAAAGTTACATTAAAAGGTAATGAAGCTAAACTTGTTGGTGAAGCTATCGAGCTAATTCAAGGTAATTCACATTTTAGAATGGTAGAAGATATTACTAATGATGTTAATGCTTCTACTAAATATGATAAAATTAAAAATACTTTTTATCTTGCTAATGGTTTAGCCCCAATAACACATTTAGCAAAAACACTAGACTCTGTTATTCGTGGACACTCTTTAATTGATATGTCTAGGAAGTTAGCTATGCCAGAAAAATATGGAAAAGCTACAAAATTAGAAATATCTTATTTAGCTCGATATAATATAGATGCAAGAATAGCGGCTAAAATAGCTGCTACTCCATATGAAACAACAGCTAATGGATTAATATTACCTAATACTTTAAAATGGGAAACATCGCCAAAAGTAGATGATGAAACATTAACAACATTTAGAACTGCGTTACAGAGCGGTATACTAAACACTGTTATTATGGGTACACCTGCTGATAAACCTATTATAGTTGACGGTGTTGCTTATATTCCTATGAGTGTTGCAAATAAATTTGGTATGCCAGAGCATAGAGTAGTTAAAGGATACGCTAGAATAGAAAGCGGTTTGCTCGGTTTGCCATTCCAATTTTATAGTTATGCTTTAGGTGCTGTAAATAAAATAACAATGTCTGCTGCTCAAGGTCAAATGAAAAATAGAACTGTTGGTTTAGCAATGTCTCTTGGACTTGGCATGATGGCAGTACAAATTAAAACTCCTGATTGGGCATTTGATGAAATGACTTGGAGAGATTGGTTTGCTAGAGGGTTTGATCAAAGTGGTATTGCTGCTTTGTATTCGGATATGTTTTATCAATCACTGCATACAGGACTTGCTCTTAGTGGTAAAAATATAACTGGCGGTTTAATACAGCCTAAGTTTCCATCTGATGATGCTTATGGTGCTACGATAGGATTAGGTGGTGCAGGGCCAAGCATTGGGTATGATTATCTTGAGGCTCTTAAAGATATGATAGCAGGAGATTTTTCCGAAGGAGCTAAAAATTTAATAAGAACTTTACCTTTTATGCGGCTTTGGTTTGCAAAAGGTACAATCAATGAATTAACTAAAAGCTTTGAGGATTGGTTTTAATTGTGCGTTGCAAGCAATATGCTTGCATTATAAGGCAAAAAAAAGAGGTTTAGATGACTATTAATTTATCAGAAAATACACCTAGAATTTCCTACACTGTAGCAGCAGGTGCTACACAACAAACATTTACTATACCTTTTGAGTTTTATGTCGATGCAAATATAAAAGTTTACGTTGACGGTACATTAAAAACATTAACTACTCATTATACAATAACAGGTGGTGATGGAACAACTGGTTCTGTTGTTTTTAAAACTGCTGGATCTGGAGAAACACAACAAGTATTAGGTGCAAGCGGTGGATCTACTGTTACTATTGTAAGATCAATAGCATTAAGTAGAACAACAGATTTTCCTGTTTCTGGTGCATTTCAAATTACTTCTTTAAATACTGAGCTTGATAGATTTGTAGCTATATCTTCTGAGATTAGTGATAAAACAAATAGATCATTACATTTATCAGATTATGATACTGGAACTTTAGAGTTACCATCTAGTTCTAGTCGTGCAAATAAAATGTTAGCGTTTGATGCTAGCGGTAATATAACAACAGGACAACCAGTAGTGCCTTACACTGCTGCCGAAGTTAGAGCGCTTGTTGAAAGCGCAACAGACAGTAATGTATTTACTGATGCAGACCATACTAAATTAAATAGTACTAATATATTTACTGATAGTGATCATAGCAAGCTTGATGCTATTGAAGCTAACGCTACTGCTGATCAAACTAATGCTGAAATAAGAACAGCAATAGAAGCAGCTAGCGATAGTAATGTATTTACAGATGCAGATCACAGTAAACTTAATGCAATAGAAGCTAGTGCAACCGCAGATCAAACTGCTGCTGAAATTAGAACATTAGTTGAAAGTGCTTCTGATAGTAATGTGTTTACTGACGCTGATCACAGCAAATTAAACGCAATAGAAGCTTCAGCTGATGTAACAGATACCGCAAATGTTGTTGCTGCATTATCTGCTGGAACAGGTGTGGGTATTTCAAACGCTGGTGAAATTAGTGTTACAGCAGTAGCTTTAGTAACAGTGCAAACCGCAAACAGTCAATCAGCACATTTAGCTTTAACAACTCAAGAAGGTGACGTTGTAGTTCGCTCAGATGAAAACAAATCATATATGCACAATGGTGGTACTGCTGGCTCGATGTCAGATTTCACTTTACTTGCAACACCCACTGATGCGGTGCTTAGTGTTAATGGGAACACTGGTGCTATAAGTGCAGCGCAAATTGCAACAGCTGTTGAAGCTGCATCTAATTCAAATACCTTTACCGATGCTGACCATAGTAAATTGAATGCAATTGAAGCCAGTGCGGATGTAACAGATGCAACTAATGTTGCTGCTGCTGGTGCGTTAATGAAGTCTGGTGGCACTATGGCCGCTCCTATTTTACTACAAAATGGAGACACAAGTAATCCATCCATAGGCAACCATGATGATGCAAATACTGGTTTATATTTTCCTATTCAAGATGGGCTTGGGCTTGTTGCTGGAGGTAGTGAAAAACTTACAATTAAATCTACAGGCATAGATGTTACTGGAATAGCAACGCTTGGTGTAGATGGAGATGCAACTTTAGCTACATTTATTGGAGCGGAAGTTAAGTTTCATCCAACGTCTGGTGGCGCGGTTGTTCAAATAGGTGCTGCTGGCAATGGTAATTTATCAAGTAGAATTTATTTTCAAGCAGATACTTCAGCCTTTACTGAAAGCTGGGAAATAGAAGCTTCAGTTAGTGCTACAGATAATAGCGGTGATTTAAATTTATCTTTCCAAGCTGCTAATGATTCGTCTGCTGGCATGGATTTATTTATACCAATGACATCAAACGCTGATGTAGCTGGTGGTTACTTAGCACCTAAGACTACAGCTTTTGTTGACCTTGGTACTGCTTCTAAGGAATGGAGAGATTTACATTTATCGGGTGCATTAACAGCATCTGGACTTACTGTAGACGGTGGTGGCTCTCGACAATATATTAACTCGGGCCACTTGCGATTATCTGACGATTACAATCTAGAGTGGGGCGGTGGTACAAACTACATTAGAGGTAACAATTCTAGTGGAGCTATGTCAGTGGTGGCAGCAGGAGACATTACTCTTGATGCGGCAGGAGATAATTGGTATTTTAAAAAATCAGGAACAACTCTATTAGATATACAAAAAGACGGAAACAATGTTGAGTTTATAAACAGGATTGGTGACGGTGATTTACTATTTAAAGGCATTGATAACAGTAGTGTTATAACAGCCCTTACATTGGATATGTCAGAAGCAGGTAAAGCTACCTTTAATCAAGGTATTGTTGCTGGAGCTTCAACTGCTGGTGATTGGGGTTTAATTTTAAAAACAGCATCTAATGATACTTTTAAAATAACTACTGCGGATACTGGGTCAGCATTAGCAGCACATACAACACTTACAAATTCAGATGGTAATGTTTATTTTAAAGTGGGAACTGAAAATGCTTTAACATTAGGTCTTAATGGAGGGGTTGACCTTTATTATAATAATGAATTGAAATTTTATACACACACATCTGGTGCTACTGTACAATCTGATTTAAGTTTATACAGTACAGACGCAACTGCTAGTAATGGCCCAGATTTAATACTTACTAGAAATTCTGCTACTCCAGCTGCATCTGATGATTTAGGAAATATACAATTCTTTGGTGAAAGTAGTACAAGTGTTAGCACTCAATATGGTCATATAAGAAGTGAAATTTCTAGCCCGACTCAAGGCTCTGCAAAAGGAAATATGTATATTGACGCACTAGAAGGTGGCACTCTTTATACTGGCATTGGAATACACGGCAAAGTAGCTAAATTATATTATTCTGATGGCGAGCGTTTGGCTACTAGCTCCGCTGGCATAGACATACAAGGCCGAGTGGGAATTGGAACTTCTCCATCTACTCGTGGACAACTACACGTTCACAATGCAACAGATAATGCTAGAGCGGCAATACAATTAACTAGCAATGAAACTGGTGCTGGTGTTAGTGATGGCTTTGCAATTCAAGTTACTCCAAATGAGGCAAACGGAGACTTAGAAGCCGCACTTACTCAGTTTGAAAATGCCGCGATGATATTTCATACTAATAATACAGAACGTATGCGCATCACCAATACTGGTTATGTTTCTATGGCAGGGGCGGCTGATGTTCGTTTAACTTTAGGGTCTCAAGGTACTGAAGGGAACAACGATGCAAACTGGGTAAGAGGTAACGGGACTTCTTTAAGTTATAATGCAGCTTCTGCTAACCATATCTGGGAAATTGGTGGTGATGAAAAAATGCGCATCGACAGCTCAGGCAACGTGGGAATTGGTGGTAGCCCTGTAGCTACTGCATCTGCTTATGATGGTGCTTCTTTACACCTAAGACAAGAAGCTAGTTCTAAAGGTTCACAACTACATCTCACTAACGCTGCCACGGGTGACGCTGCTGGTAATGGCGCACATATATCTATGTGGCATGACGATGATTTATACATCACTAACCAAGAATCTGATGGTCAAATTAAATTTGCTTCAGGTGGTAATTCAGACGCTTTAGTTATCGACAGCTCAGGCAAAGTGGGAATTGGAACGACTTCACCAAGTTCTTACTATTCAGATAATCTTGTTGTTAGTTCACCTTCTGAGGGTGGTATAACTCTAGCTTCTACTTCAACTTCTAATGCGAACTATATAATGTGGGCTGATGGCACATCTGGTGCTGATGCTTACAGAGGTTATATAGGTTATAATCATTCTACAAACGCTATGCAATTAGCCACTAATGGTGGTGTAGCCTTAACAATTGACTCTACTTATAACGCTACATTTGCTGGAACAGCAACATTTGGAACTAATAACCCATCAACCCATGGTGTGGATAAAGTATTAAATGCAATATCTTCTGGCAGTTCTAACCAACAACTAGGTCTATACGATACATTGGCAGACTCCTCTACAAGATACTCAGCAGTATTTCATAGGGTAGGAACTAACGGAAGCATGACTTGGGTTGGAAGTATTTCTAACAATAGTAGTTCTGTAGCTTTTAACACTTCTTCAGACTACAGGCTTAAAGAAAATGTATCTTATACATGGGATGCTACAACTAGATTAAAAGGATTAAAGCCTTGTCGGTTTAATTTTATAGCTGATGATACAAATACTCTTGTTGATGGATTCCTAGCACATGAAGTTTCTGACTATTGCCCACAGGCAGTTATGGAAGAAAAAGATGGCGATATAATGCAGTCAATAGACCACAGCAAACTCGTGCCACTACTAGTAAAAACAATACAAGAATTAGAAGCCAGAATAACAGCATTAGAAGGATAATATAAACTACTAACCAACCCCGAAAGGAAATAAAATGACGGACAAAAAAACAAAAACTCCAGTCACTATAGACGATACAGAATATATGC